CTGTTTCTGCACCGTCATCTTCTTGCCCTCTTCGTCCTTCTCTTCTTTCTGGCAGTACACTCCGCCATTGATCCCGTAGCTAAATCCGCGCGGTGGCTCCGGGCGAGTGACCGTGATCGGCGCTGGCTTGACCATATCGTCGTCATCATCTTCGGCGTCTATACCAAAGAGCGCCTCTTCCGCGTCTTCATCCGTTGCGTTGATCGTGATTTCTTTCGTGGTGTTGTCCGTCTGAATCTCGCGGCCAAACTTGAGCGGGTTGGTTATCTGTCCCCAGTGTACACACGATGTACACACGCCGGGGTTCTCGCTGTCCATCTTGATGCAGGGATAAGGACCCTTAATCTCCGCAAGCTTTGCATTCATTCGGTCGCTAGTGTACGGATGCAGCGCAGTTAAGTCAGACGCAGCCTCTTCAGCATCCGTGCAAACCTTGGCCCACGACAACAGCCCACGCCATATAGGCTCCATCCCATCTTGAGCGGCGTGCTCACGGTAGTACTTAATCTGTCCGCAGCCCGACTTTTCTTCGACTAACCTGAACACGGTCGCTGTGTTGGCCACAAGCTTTAATTGCGCGGCAGACTTGGTTGGGCGTGTCCCCGGTAGCTTAAGTGGTGCAACCGGCTCAAACATAGGGGCGACAAGCTTTGAGAGAATCTGACCTAAGAATTCCTCAAAGACAAACATGTCCCCTTCCGCCAGTATCTTGACCTCGCGGGGTTCTGGGTATTTCTTTTTGTGGTTCCAAGTACCGGGTACGCGCAGTACTCGCGCAGCGTCTGCCGGCACCGTCCAGTCTATGTGTAAACCTTCTTGCTTACAAAGGCGTTTAAAGTTCTCAGCAGCCGGCTTCCAAATGCTTACGTTGACGGTCTCGGTGAACGGCCAATAAGCGTGGATGCCCCCGCCAGAACTGACAATCCACGGTATCCCAAATTGGGAGAGGCCGGTCTTTTCTAAAAACCCGTTAAGCGCTAGTGCTGCTGCCTTCTTGGTTTCGTACCCATCCATGTCGATAAAGAACGACTTGATGGTCTGCGCATTGACTGCCTCTCGGCTGCGGCTTTCCTTGAATGTGGCTAGCGCAAAGTAAACGTCATACTTCCTTTCGTTCCATTCGTCGATCTTGGCTTGCAGGTCTTCGATGCTTTCACCAAAGACATGCTCTTTCTTACGCGATAGTTCTGCGGCACAGTAATACCCGTTGCCGGGAGGCGGCAGAACCTGCGTTAAAAAACGCAACGGCACCATAAACGCCCCAAGTTACGGGTTGATATTGAACTTCTTGCACGCTTCTTGGTATGCAATCTCGGGGTCCGGGTTGGCCCGCAGTATTTGAATCAGTGCCTCGATGATTGGCCGATAAGCAGGGAAGACCTCCCTGCCCGAGAACCAGTTGTAAACAGACTGGCGCGTAGCGCCCGTGATTTTAGATATGCGCAGGACCGAGAAGTCCCGATAGACCGCCCAACGCCCAAGCTGGTTACCCAGTGTCTTAGGTGCCTCGGCCACGATCTCAATTGTTTTCTGTGTGTAAGACATATTTAGCGGGGGCACGAAGCCCCCAGCCCCTTTAAAATTTATTCCCAGTCATCGACCATCGCAAGAAGATTACTCTTCTTCGCAGGCACAGCACCAGCCTTCTTCTCTTCCTTACGGACGACCGGCTCCTCAGATACCTCGTCGTCTGCTATCAGAGCTTCAAGCTGCGCGGACTTGGCTTCCGCTTTAGCTTCCGATTTGGCTTCCGCTTTAGCTTCTACCTTGCGGTCAGGGCGCGCGCCGAGTGCCAATGGCGCTGGAGCAGCAGCTTCGTTCTTAGAAAACGACATCGTGATTGCTTTGAGCGCATCATCAGACTTGTTCTGCATCTCAATAGTTGGAATATCGTCGCCCTCTACCCACGACATCGCCTTGAAGAACATCTTGGGCGACTGACTCTTCGTATCAAACTTGATACGCGTGACCACATCACTTGGATCGATCTTCTGAGCAACCAAAAAGCGGGCGTACGCCTGCAACGGACGGTCGTCGCCTTTGGCGTCTTTGTCCCAGATCGAGGTAGCCGGTACTTGGAGCGCCAGAACATCGCCGCCGATATCGTTCGGTAGCACAACAGCCAAGCGCTGCTGGTAGCGGCAAGCACGCGAGTTACCTTGACCCGACCCCGCGATGTTCTTGGGGCAGGTTGCGCAGGAGTCTGACTGCTTGTTTGATGAATCGGAACTGGGCGCTGTTCCATCAGCAGACCAGCAATCAGGTGAAGTTGCTTCGCCATCATAAGACTTCGCGTACCAGACCCGGCCAATGTGCGTAGCGGCATTAACTATTACGACATCAAGGAAACGATCCTCGATTGCAGCAATCTCTTTGCCGCCGTGGTACAGACGGAACACGCCGCCTGCAATACTGATTCGCTTACCGCCGCTACTGCCGCCACCACTGAGGGCTTTGGCCATTGATGAGAGTTCTGTCCGCGCGCGGACATGTGCAGGGGCTTGCGCTGGATTGAAAATAGCTACGTTGGACATTTATGAAAATTGCCTTATTTAGAGGTTGGCTTTTTGACAGTGATGCCGTACTCCGACATGGAGTTCAGCCCGGGGGGAACAAGACCGGGGTTCTCTTCCAGAAACTGCGCCATGTTGGTCTGCGCTACACGCTTCTCCAACAGATCCACAGCTTCGTGTTCGATAACGAACTTCTTGAATGAGTCCCAGTCCTGCGTAGAGTAGCGCGTCTTTTGAGACAACACCACAGTACCTTCTACAGTGCGAACGGATGCCAGCCCAAGCGCCAGCATTTGATCCTTAATCGCCAGTTTAACTTGCTCCTGCTGGGCCTTGATCGGCTCAACAGCGTTCTCATACTCTGCGGTCAACTCCTGAATGCGGGTTGACATCTTACGATAAACACGGACGAGTTTGTCCATCTGAATGGTGTCTTCGTTCACTTCCTACTCCTAAGTTTGTCTAGTGTTTGACATTCTACACGTTCTGTTTGACAACGCAAGTGGTTTTTTAGCTTTTGATCTCCTCGTTGAACAGGTTCACCAGCAGCGCGTGCTCGCTCACTTTGCTGTTCATCGCCTTGAACATTTCGCGCTCGATGTGGCTGCTCTGAAGATGCACAACCGTCACCTTGTCCGAGTCCTGCCCCTTACGATCAGCGCGGGCGATACACTGCGTATACATCTCAACCGACATCAGCGGCCCATAGAAGATCACCGTGTCCGCAGCAGTCAGCGTTAGCCCATGCGCCGCAGCCGCAGGCTGTAGCACCAACACCCGCAGGTTATCTGTGGTTTGGAAGTCGTGAATGATCCGGGTACGTTTGGCGGGGCTGACATCGCCTTGGATCTGCTCGGTGGGGTAACCCTTCTTGTTTAGGTATGTGGCCACCGCGTCAATGCTAGAGCGGAACATGGCGAAGATCAGCACCTTGCGTTTGGTTTCTTGCAAGACTTCTTCCAGCACTGCGAGCCTTGGGCTGGCGTCAAACTCAACTACTTCCCTATCGTCTGTGTACGCCGCACCACAACTGATCTGCAAAAGCTTACTTACCGCTACGCCCGCATTGACTGCACTGATCGTTTCTCCAGCCGCCTTGACCATCATCTGTTCTTTGAGTAGCCGGTAGTACTTGCTCTGCTGTGGCGTCATTGGTACATCGCGGGTGACCGTGATCACGGGCGGCAGATCTAAACACTGCCCTTTCGTAAATCTAATCGCGGGTTGCAACGCATCAAACACTAGCTCGGCGGCGTTGGGTTTGGGTGCCCACTTGAACTGCGTAATCTTGTGCATCGTCATGTCGCGCCACGCCGACAAGTACTTCGGAATGCCGCTCGGGTTTACTAGCTTAGCCAGACCATAAGCGTCCACAGGGGACTGCGACGCAGGCGTACCCGTCATCATCCACAGGTAGGTCTCCGGTTTAATGATCGAGGCGAGCGCCTTCCAGCGGTTGGTCGTGGCGTTTTTGTAGCAGTTCGCCTCGTCAACAATGATCAGATCAAAGCGCCCGTCGTTGATGATCTCTTGGGCTACTAGCGCTAGCCCGTCGTAGTTGGTGATGACAAACGTGTAGTCCTGCTGAATCATCTCGATCCGGCGCGAAGACTGTGTGTGATGCGCAACGATGGCGCTCCTGTGCATGATGGCGTTGTTCAAGTCCTGCATCCACGCCGACTGCATAATCGAGAGCGGGCACAGCACCAACACCCGGCGCACGTAGCCCTTCTCAATCAGGTAATCCGCAGCCCACAACGCGGACATTGTCTTGCCTGTACCGGGATCATTGAAACAAAACGCCCGACGGTGCATTGTCAGAAAAGCGGCAGTATCTATTTGATGCTGCATGGGCCTGTAGCGTCCCGGCCAACTGTACCGCTTGGT